CGAGGAGGATCCGGCGGTCCAGGCGCCCGCGTCGTAGCCGTCGTCGTCGTGGTCCCCGCTGTAGCGGTACCCCGAGGAGGAGGTGAACGCTCGCGCTTTGCCCGGAGAGTGCGCCCCGCGCAGGCTCTTGGACTTGCCCCAGCAGTAGAGGTCTCTTTCGTTCGACGCCGAGGTCTCCGGGCTTTCCGAGGAGCTGTTGACCAGGATGCCCGAGCAGTGCGCTTTCGTGTTGTCCTCGTCGAATGCGCTGCTCACATTGTTGCTGCGAGTGTGGTGGAGCTGGTGGAAGAGCCAGCGTCTCGTGTCCAGCGCCTTGCCGTTCTCGTCGGTCTCACCCTCGGTCGAGGTCGTCGCGGGCTTGCATACGATGAAGATGCAGAACGCGCCGTCCCCGTGGTTGGGAACCGCGCTCATGCATGAGTCTCGATCCGAGAACAGGCCGCCGCCCTTCTTCGAGAAAAGCCCTTGGATGCCGCTGAAGCGCAGCGTCGGAGCTTCGAGCGAGCCCTTCTTGTCAAGCGTCGGCGTGTCCTCGACACCTTTTTTTCCGCCGATCGCTTGCCCTTGACCCCAGTTTCGCCCGGAGCCCCGCGTGTCCTCCCAGGCCACAACATGGTCGCCGTGCTCGTAGATGCTCGCGAGGTCGGATGCGACGTACCGCGCCCAGATGTGCGCCCCGTCTTCTCCCAGGTCGTCGAGCGTCCAGGACTCCAGCGGGATCCCCACGCCCGGCTTGCCCGGAGTCGAGTCCCGATCCGCGAACACCGGGTGACCCGTGATCGTTGCGCCGTCCGGCTTGACCGCCATGCACGTTGAGGGGTACGGAACCTGCACCTCGCTTTGTAGCAGCGGCACCGCGTTCGAGATCGAGCCAAAGGTCCAGACGTAGCTCCGGCGCTTCTCGTTGAACTGCACCAGCGCCTTGAGCTGCGCGCCCGACATCGCAAGCTCGCGCACCCACCCATCGACGCGGTACTCCCACTCCAAGATGGGCTCCGTCTCGAACGACGTGTCCGTGACCTTCTGCCGGATGCGGAAGATCGCCGCGCCAACCGCGCCGCCCTCGCCGCCCTCGACACCGACGTGTACCGCCTCATCCAAACCCAGGGCGAGCGAACCGCAGATGTGGCCCTTCTTCTTCACAGGCAGGGCCAGCGACCACTCAAGCGCACCGGATGAGCTGCGCCGCTCGACCGTGTTCCCCGAGACCAGGTACACGCTGCCCGAGGCCCCAACCGCCACGTTGCGCACGTCCCTCTTGGTCTCCGTCTTCTTCTTCCAGACCTCGGTGTGCTTCTCGCGCCCGTCGCCGTTCGACTCCAACTCGTCCTCGGTCGCCTCGTAGCTCACCAGCTTGTTCTGGTACACGAGGGTCGCGCACACGCGCACCGGACCCGCCATCGCCGCCTCGTTGTGCTTCGAGAGCCCCGGACGCTGCGTGATCCGCACGCGCTTGTCCGCGCCCACGCTTCGCACGTTCTCCGCGTCCTGCGTTGTGTCCGCTCGCTGGTCGCTCAATGCGCGGGTCTTGTCCACGCCGCGAACGGGCATCGGGAGCTGAGTGTCGGGAACCTTCCTCATCGCACCTTCTCGAACTGGATCCGCCAGAAGTCCGTCGCGGAGGCCACGGATGGGAACTCCACCGACCAAGCGCCGCGAACTACGATCCCGGAACCGGACGCCCACTCCTCTCTCCAAGGAGAGGTCTGCGCGGGGATGTACGCCTCGTAGGCCGTCGTCCCGTCCTCGTGCAGCACTTGGATCGACTGCGCCCCAGAGGCCGAGCCGGGGACGCACACGCTACGCAGCTCCGTCTCCTCCCAGTCCTGCACATACGAGTCCGCCGCCGTCCCCGAGTAGCCGCCCGCGCCGTTCGTCGGGTAGTACGCGGTCGCGGCGGACATCGCGGTGTCAAACTGGACGTGGGGAAGGGGCATGGATCAGTAGCCCGCGTCCTTGTTGTGGTAGGCGTGGATCTTGTAGAAGATCGTACCTCCAGCCGTGATGAAGCTGGCGATAAAGCCGTCCTGCATCCGGGGCCCCGCCCCAGCCGCAAACGTGATCGACGCGGGCACCCCGCCACCACCCGAGCCGATGCTTCCGCCGCCGGGGAAGAGGTGCGCCGTGCCCGACGCTTTCAGCTCGGCGATGCTCAATACCCCGCCCGCAGCGACCACGATGGCCGTGATCTCGACCTCGAACTCGCCCGCAGCGAGGCCCAGGTCCGTCCAGTGAGCGTTGCCCGCTGTGGTCGTCGTGGAGCCGCGCCCGTCTTCGGGGTACTGGCTGGAGCCCGCCGTAGAGCGAGTGAGAGAAAAAGACCCACACTGGGGCGCGGTGATTGCGATTGGCTTGGTTCCGAGTGCCATTCTAGAACCCCTCCGTGGGGTAGTAGGTATACGCCGGGCGATCCAGCGGGGTTGTCATGCGGCTCGCAGGCTGAACCGCCGTGTTTCGCACGCCCTGACTCTGCGGCGCGTTTCTCGCGTCCTCGCGGGCAGCCAAGCGGAACACCGAGCCCGCCTGCACTTGCGCGACAGCCAGGCCGTCGTCACCGCTCTCGTCAAAGGACCGGGACAGAGCCTTCGCGTACTGCACAAGCAGCGGCTCCATGTAGGGGGGGATCGGGAGGACCGCTTCCAGGCTAGTCACGGAAGGCCATGCCCGGTGATAGACCACGCTCATCGCGTTTACCCGAGCCGCCTGCTTCTCCGGCCAGATGCGAAGCGTCGGGGTCGGCGCAGAGAACGTCGTAGCGCTCACGTACTCCAGTGCGTAGTAGACGGTCAGCGCCGTCGTCGTGATGCTCTCGGCCTCCAGGTCGCCCATGTGGACGAACGACATCGGAGCGCCGTAGTCGTTGATGTTGCCGCTCGCGCTCACGATCCGGCCCACATCCGAAGGAAGGGCCACCCGAGCCGTGTTCAGGTCGAACGTCACGGTGCCCGCGTAGTCCGTCGTGATGTCGTCCGCGTCCAGGACGATCTGGTCGTCGTCGGTGCGGGACTGCACGAAGTGGTCGCCGACCTCGGTGCCGTTCAGCGTCAGCGTCACGTAGTCGCCGGGGACGAACGTGTAGCCCGCGAACGTGCCCGCCTTCGCCAGAGAGTTCGTGCTGTTCACGAACGATGCGCCCGTCGTGGCAATCGGGGCGCGGAACTTGAGATCCTTGCGGACCCTGCGCGTGTAGCGCCAGTCCCTCGCAGCCTCCATCATGCGCGCCGCCTGGTCGATGAGCATGAACCCATCAATGGCAGCCGAGAGGGGGCCCTCAAGGTCGTGCTCGACCAGCTCGATAACTCGCTTTGCGCGCATGGGGCTTGTGGGGTTTGAGGGTGTGCAGCCCGCGCCGCCCGAGAGTGTCGGACGACGCGAGCGCGTTCAGATCACTAGGCGTGCTTCGTGTAGAAGCCCGTCCCGTCGAACAGGACGTAGCCGAACTCGGTGGCCGTGATGGCCGCGCCCGAGATCGCGATCACGATGTCGCCCGCAGGCGCGTCGATCAGAGCGTGGGCACCGCCGCCCTCGGCGGACAGCGCGGTCTCGGCGGTCACGTTGCCCGTGCCCGCAAGCACGTACGTCCAGCCACGAAGGCGGAACTTGCAGCGGTCACCGGACGCGGCGTCTTCGAGCGCCACGCACCAGACGTTGCCCTCGGCAGCGCCGTCGGCGTCGGCCTTGAGCGTGTCCATGACGCCATCGGTGCCGACCTCGCCGAAGTCGATGCTGTAGACGCGACCCTTGACGACCGCTTCGCCAATCGTGGCGTAGAAGTCGTCGGGATCGGCCTCGAAGCCGACGTTAGCGGCAGAGACAGTAGGTTTGATTCGCATGTCAGAGTTCTCCTTGGTTCAGGACGAGATGTCCGCGTCCGGGTAGACGATGAAGTGACGGCGACGGTCCGCACACCAGAGCTGGTGCGCCGTCTTGAAGATCTGGACCCACTCGTAGGGCTTGCCCACGGCGGTCAGGTTCTCCGGGTCGTCCTTGGCCATGAACTGCCCCGGCTGGAACAGTTGGCACATGTGCTTCGTGCTGATGCCGTAGAAGCGCGGACCCGTGTTCGTGGCACCCGAAGCCGACTCGGTGACGAGGCCACCCGAGCCGTCCGTGTAGAGCGCAGCGGTCTCCAGCGCGTCCACGTTCACGAAGACCATGCCCGCGATGGTGAGACCGTAGGGGGTCATCTCCATCGTGCCCCACTGGTTGCCACCGTGCTCGCGGTAGGCAGCCTGCACCAAGTCCATGCCCCAGTTGGAGCAGAACACGACGCCGGGGATCGACTCCAGGGAGCCGTGCTGGGCAGCGCCAGCCGGAAGCGAAGACCAGTGACAACGACGCGCAGCGCCGACGATGCGACCGATCAGGTCCGTCGCCGCCGGGGAGTTGCCGCCCGTGACCGTGTACTGCAAGCGGACGTTGTCGTACTTGCTGTTGGTCTGCGCCATCGTGACTCCGTTGATCGCCGACATCGCCGAGCCGGAGTTCACGTCCAGCGCAAGCCCGCCCGTCTCCTCGGTGACGTAGTACGGGATCGAGAGGGCCTTGTCGCCCGCCTCCATCGCCGTCTGGTCAGCCGCGTTCCAGTGCGAGGTCTCCAGGTCGTCGATGATCGTCTGGACGACGTTCTGCACCTTCGCCCCGTAAGTCTTCTCGAACTGGGCCTTGATGTAGGTCTTGCCCATCGACGGGTCCATGTTGGCCGCGACCTCGTTCTCGTTCCAAGCGAGCGGAGCCGCCTGGTAGGAGATCGGGGCCGAGACCTTCACGCCCGTCTGCGCGTTCTGGTAGCCCGAGAACGTGGCAGCACCGGAGCCCGAACGGACCACCTGTGAGGCCGCTTCGGTGAAAAGCGTCTCCTCGATGGTGTGGCCGAGCGGGAGCGTCTTCTTCATGTCGCGCTCGAACGTCCACTTCAGCGTGTAGTGCTGAGGGGCGACGAGGTTCCGGTAGCCCTCTTGGACATCCGAAACGAGGTGAGTGTTGCTCGTGTCCCGTGCGACGGACGGGAACAAGCTCGCAAGTTTGACCATGATATTGGCCTCCTAGCTGGGAAGTTTGGACCGCCAAGGGGCAGCCCTCACGGCTACCCGAGCCCGAGCCCCATCCACGCCCTGTCGAACTCATCGAGCTTGTTGCTCGAAGGCTGCGACCTGGACGACGGAGGTGACACCGTGCGCGTCTTGACGGCAGCGGGGGCACTCTCACCGAGCAGAGGCTTGGCGTTGTCCAGGACTCGCCGGACGAACGACTCCGGGCTCTCACCCGGCTCCGCCGCGATTCCGTCGAGGTCGGCCTTCGCCTTCGCCGCTTGGAGGAATGCTTCCCGCTTCTGGGGATTGGAAAGAACTTCGTTCCCAGCAAGCGCCTCGTCGATGGCCCGATTCACCGGAGCGGCTTGGCGTTCCTGCTCCTGCGCGTCGAGCCGCTGGGCCAGCTGAGCGTTCTGCTCGGCCAGTCCCTTGAACGCGGCAATCACTGGGGCGGCTTCCTCCCCCATTTCGTCCATCAGCGTCGAGGTCAGAGCTTCGAGGTCAACCGGGGTGCCCTGGGTGCCCCGCTGCGCTGCCAACGCCTCGGGCTGCCCGGATCCGGTCTCGCTCTCCGCCCCTTCGACACCAGCGGAGTCCGAAGAGTCACCTTGAGCCTGCTTTGACCGCCACTCCTCGAATCCCCGATCCTTGGCTCGCACCACGGTGTTGATTGCGTTGGCGACGGCCAACTCAAGCTCGCGCCCGGACTTCCCCTTGAGCGCATCGGGTTCGAGGCCCGCCCTCTTGAACTCGGACTGGATCAGCTCCAGGTCCCGGTCCGAGACGGTGGGAGTCTCTTCTGAGGTCTCTTGTACGCCACCTTCTGGCGCGCTACCAGCAGAACTGTCGGATTCTGCTACAGTTTCTGCGCCCGCGCCCTCCGCAGGCTGGGCAAGCGGGGGGCTCGCGGCTTCGAGCTGGCTCCACGCCGCGTCGAAGTCCGAGCTGGAGGCGATCTGGTCGTCGGTGGAACTCATGGTGTTCTCCATCTAGCGAACCCCGTTCTGAGCCATCTGGCGCATGGGGTCCTGGGCTTGCCCGTCCACGCTTCCCGCCTCCTCGGCGGTCTGCGGGGAGGACTGTGGTGGGAAGTAATCGCCAAGGCCGCCGTTGTTCATCTTCGAGCCCTGGTCGTTGAGGTAGCGGGTCATGTCGAAGTCGGGGAAAGCCGCCTTCACGTTCACGGCCTGCGCGAGCAGGTTGCCCGAGTCGGCCACGCGCTTTTGCTGCAAGCCCTCGTTCGTGCGGCTGCTCGACATCGGGACCAACTTGACCGTCTTGCCGTCGAAGGCGTGCGGGTAGGTGCCGTCGTCGGCCACCCTGAGCGCATCACCGCCCCGGTACACCACGCGGGGAACCTGCCCCATCTCGTCCGCGATGCCATCACGGACCTCAAGGCCAGAGCGCTTCATGGCCTCCAAGCCCTCCTCGGCGGCGTTCGGGGGCAGCAGCATCGTGAAGTCCTCGGAGTGCTCGATGTACCAGCCAACGGTCGATAGCGCCTGCTCCACCGCGTCGAAGATCGGGTTCGCGTAGAGCCCCGTCCGCGAGTTGTACGCGGCGTTCGCAAGGTTCTCGGCGGTCGCCGTCGTGTCCGACGAGGCGTTCTGCCGCAGTGTGTCGCTCATTCCAAGGGTGCGGTCGCAGGCCATGTCGGCCATCTGCGCGGCCTCCATCAACTCCCTAGACGGGCCGCCGATGCTGATCTCCGCAAAGGACTGTTGAAGCAGCTCGCCAGCCACCTCGACATCGACCACGCCCTCGTTGACCGCGCCCCGCAGCGCCTCCCCAATCTGCTCCGTCGCGGCGACGATCCGCTTGTAGCTCTCAGCGGCCCGCACCAACGACGACGACACGCGAGCGTCAAGGTTCACCTGCTCCAAGGCAGCCCCAAACGGGCTCAAGCGTGCGCCGCCGCCCGGCGTGGGGACGCACGAGGCCACCGAGTAGAGCCCGCCAGCGGGGCCGCGATACAGGCGCGGGGGACGAATGTCGCGGTAGGCGCGCTGGCCGTCCGCGAGCATCGTGTAGATCGTGCCCGAGTAGAGCTTGCGGTCCTCGGGGTCTTCGTCGCCGTCGTAGCCCGCCACCGCTCGGGGGTCCACGAAGTGCGGGACGTACAGTTGCGCGAGCTTCACCTTGCCGGAGTCGCCCATCGTCCGCAGGTCCGCAATCGCGTCCTTCTCCCAGCTTTCGGGATCCTCGTCCGCCTGCGCGTGGATGAAGCCCAGATCCTCGTCCCAGCAGTGCCCCATGTACCGCGCCTCCTCGATCAAGGTGGCGTCCGGGTCCACGAAGAACGCGTCAGGCGGGATGTAGTGCAAGCGCGGCATCGTCATCGTCGCCGCACGGTCCACCTTCATCTTCTCGCCCTTCCACGTCAGGAAGGTCTGCCCCTCCATGTAGCGCGGGTACGCCGCCGAAGGGTCGTAGGTCGCCTCGATCACGCCACGCCACGCCAGCGCGTCCGCCGCTACCTGCTGCGTCAACGAGAGCCAGCCCTGCCGGTCCCACATCGTCTCGATGGCGTACTTGAGCCCCACCGCCGCAGACGCATCCTCGCCGCCCAGGAGCGACTGGACGTTGATGCGTGGGTTCTGGTAGATGCATTGCGGCAGGAAGATCGTCAGCGCCTCCCAGTAGCGGTTCGTCAGCGCGCCGTTCCCGCCCTGGATGGCGAAGCGCACGCTCCGAAGGATCTCCTGCCCGACGCGCTGCGCGTCCGAGTTCCGCGCACGGTCGAGGAGGGCGAAGCGGCTGTCAGCCGACTGGTACATGTGCTGGTCGATCATAGGTACTTGCTCCGGGACATGCGCCGCGCCTCATCGCGCTGCGCTTGTTTGATTTGGCGGTCAGTGGGGCCGATCTGGACAACGTAGGGCGAGGGCGGGGCCTCGGGCTTCTTGCGCGCCCGGTGCGAGTTGCCCCAGACGTAGCCCGCGAAGTAACGCACTTCGTCCATGCCGTGGTTGTCGCGGTCGATGGGAAGCTGCTTGTTCGTCCCCTGCTCCACACGCTCGTGGAAGCAGTAGCTCCCGAACTCGGGCACCACATCCGTCGGCGCGTGCGCTTCGAGGAGCGCCTGGTCCGGGTCGTTCTCCAGCGCGTTGGCGAAGAAGCGCAGCCGGGGCTCGCCGTGGTCCGAGTCCTTGAGCGCCCAGCGCACCGTCTCGATGCCCGCGAGGATGCTGCCCGCGCCCTTCTTGGCGACCTGGGCAATCGGCTCGCCCTTGTCGTTCATCTTGTGGCCGAGCAGGTCGTTCAGCTTGTCCACCTTCTCCTTCGGCTGGTCGCAGATGATCGCCCGAACGTCGTACTTCCTCTGCCACCCCACGATGCGCTCGGCCCACACGTCGAGGCTCACGCACGTCTCGTAGTAGCCCTTGACCCGGAAGGCGTGCCCGTCGTCGTCCACCGCGTAGAGGCCCACGCTCGCGGGGTCCGGCGAGTAGCCCCAGTCCACCGCGATCACGAAGTAGGCGACCAGACGTGAGGTGAAGTCCTCTTGCAGCCCGATCTTGCCGCCCCAGACCTTGCCCGTGATGGGCTCCAGCCGCCAGCGGTCGTAGTCCTCCTTGAGCTTCACCAGCCGCCCGTTCACGACATGGCGCTCCTGCTTGAAGCTCGGGTACACCTGCCCGCTCTGCGAGACCCACAGCCCGTCGCGGAGCCGCTTCTGGTTCACGGGGCTCATACGGTCGAGCGTGAGGTTGTACATCGCGCCCTCAGCCGTCCACTTGCCCGCCTTCGAGTCCCAGAACTTCGGGTTGTCGCGCAGCGTGGTCTTGATCCGCCGCATCGCCGTCCAGTCCGCGACCTGCTCGGGCGAGAGGTCCAGGATGTCCAGCAGCTCCGGGTTGGGCTCGAACGCTTGGTTCGCCCGCACGTTCAGCCAATGCCCCTCGTGCGCCGGGTTCACATCCGCGACCTGGAGCGACCAAGGCCGACCGAAGCGATGGATGTAGAAGCGGCGCAGGCGCGATCCGATCAGGTCCCAAGCGTGCAGGAAGCCCTCGGTGGCCTCGACGAAGAACGCCCAGTCGTACTGCGTGGACATGATCCGCTCGGGGCTGTCCATGCCCACGAGGTCCACGCGAGACTCGCCCGCGTACTTGCGCCCGTCCACCTCGGTCTCCGCGTACGGGAACGTGTAGTCGGAGCGCGTCTCCTTCTTCCGCACAGGCGACAGCGCCGGATGCCCGTGCCCCAGGATCTCCTGCTCCCAGATGTCCAGGAGCGAGGTGTTCAGCGCCTTGCGCGTCTGCCGGATGAAGAGACCTCGGGTGCCGGGGTACATCTCGCACAGCCCACGGGCCACCAGAGCTAGACCGAACGTTTTGCCAGTGCCTGCTGGCCCTTCATAAAGGCACTCCTGCTGCTCGCAGTGAAGCAACTTGAGCAGGTTGTCGCTGACGACGATGGGGCTCTGCTCAGTCGTCGCTACCATCGTCCTCGTCGGCGGTGATCTCGATGTCCTCGGCCTCGCCGTCCTCGTTCACGACTCGGGACCGCACGCGCTGGACCCCGAACATGGCCGCGCCGACCTCCGAGATGAACAGGCTGCGCTGCGCCCCCACGTTCACGTCCACCTCTTCGGCGGGCGCTCCGATGGCCTGCGGAACGTAGAGGCGCTGCATCGAGGCGAAGTTGTCCGAGCTGGGGTCGCACGCCTCCATGAGCCCCACGCGGAGCATCTGCGTTTGCAGGTCAGCCCCCGTCGAAGCGTCGTACTGCTGCTTCAACAGGGCCTCGAACCCGGCGCGGCGGCTCTTGCGGCGGCTGCTGCTCACGCTAGGCCCCCGTCACCCCGACCACGCGGAGCTTCCACCTGCGGTACAGCGTCCCGTAGTCGTCGAGCTGCGGCCACAGGTTCGCCGCGTGGCCCGCCGTGAACGCCACCTCGACCAAGTACGTCCGCCCACCCTCGAAGTGGTAGGCCCCGTCCTTGATCCGGTAGAAGAACGTGTACCCGCCAGGGCCGTCCCACACGTCGTCCTCTTGAAGCGCGGCAAACATACACTCGTCGTCCGCGAGGCCGGGAGGGTTGCCCGTCAGCGCGGGCGTCACCGTCAGGACCGCCGTGTCCGGCGTGTCGCTCGTCAGGTCGTAAACCTTGATGGAGACTGCGCTTACCTCGGTGCGGGTCAGAACTGCGCCATTGGGCGGAGCGGGCGCGGCGACGAGCCACAGATCCTCTCCCTCGACGTGATCCATGCGCACCGTGGTCCTGTCGTAGTAGCTCATGCGGGGCCTCGGGGGGTGATGCGCCGGGCCTTGCGGACGTGCGGGCCGGGCTGGGTTTGCTGGATCGGGCAGGTGATGTCCTTCGGCGCGTCCTGCCAGATGGCTTTCAGCGCCGCCGTGTCGTCCGCGCTCACACTGTCGCCGACGTACGCGCCAATCGCCTCCGTCAGCAGGCCGATGGTCTCCGCGTTGTCCTGGGTCGTCGGCTCGACCACCGTGCCCTCCGCGTAGTCGTTCCAGGTGACGCAGACGATGCCGTCCGGGCGCGCCGCCAGCTCGCCGTAACCCGTGAACTGACCGCTGATTAGGGCCGATCCCCGAGGGATGTAGCGGTCCTCGCCGGAGCCGAACCCTTTGGCGTAGTCCCAGAAGCCCGGCGTGAAGTTCGCCAGCGCGATGCGTCCGGGGTAGCTCCCCGTGTCCGCCACGTTGGCCGCGATCTCCGCGAGCGCATCCTGCACCCAGTTCTCCGCCTTCTCCTCGACCGTGGAGCCGTCGGCATCCAGGTAGTCGTTCCGGCTGATCCACGGGAACGCGCCGTCCATCCAGCCCAGCTGGAAGCCAGACGCATCGAGGCCCACGACGAAGAAGTCCACGCCCGAAGCCGTGCGGGCCGACTCCATAATGGTGCTCCACTCGCCGTTCGTGATCGTCTCCCCCAGCGTGCCGCGATACCAGAGCAGGACGGGGCGACCGTCCACCTTGAAGGCCGCGCTTGAAGCGTCGAGCAGCGCCGCGAAGTTCGCTATGTCATAGAGGACCGCGTTCTTCTTCTCCGTCGTCGTGGGGTAGATGTCCCCAAGGAACTGCCAGATCGGATACGCCTCGTAGTTGACGGTGATGCAGTTCGTGAGCCCTGCGGCCTCGGCCCGCGCAAGGGTCGCGGCAAAGCACAGGTAGCGGTTGTCCTGCCCCCGCTTGTAGTTCGCATCCCCTTCGGCGTACCCGTTGAAGCTGGTGAGCGCGAGGTGCACAACCGTCGTCGCCAGCACGTCCACACGCGCCCTCGGGTCGCCCGCCCGGCGCAGCATCCCAAGGTCGCGGTCGATCTTCGCCAAGCTCTTGCTGTCCCGCCCCGAGTCACTATAGATGCCCGTCAGGGGCCGCATTTGCGAGGCGACGAAGCGGTGCCCGCCGTTGCAGGTGGACGCGTCCTGGAGGTCGTAGGGCATCTCCGGGTAGGCCACCGGGTCGCTAGCGTGCCACGCCGCGCTATCGAGATCCCACTGCCCGTAGTCCTGGTCCGCGCCACCGTCGTCCTCCGGGATGGCGTGCCAGCCCTGAGCGATCATGATGACGGTATCCGCAGGCCAGTTCGAGGCGAGGTCATAGACGTGAGCCATAGGGATCGCCTTCTACGACATGGAGAGGTCGTAAACCACTGCAAGACGGGGATTTGCGTCACCTAATGTCACGGCTGGCGAAATATTCCTGGGTTATCCCCGGTGGGGTTTTGGTGGGGATGGTAATCTCTGGGTGTAGCGCATGTCGCGCTGCGCCCCCTCTTTACCTCACCCGGAGAATCATCATGCTGAACACCGTCAAGACCGACACCACCGCCGACTACAACGCCGTGACCGTCGCCGCCGTGCTCGCCCAAACGCTCCGCGACTACGCCGCGAGCCTCGGGGCCAACCCCGATGCCATCTTCGCTGACACCGTGATCCGCAGCGACCAGGACGGCCGCGTCGAGATCGCCTACGACGGCGCGGGCCACGAATACCTGAGCGTTTGCCGGGACTTCCCCTTCGCGGGCGACCTTCGGGACAGGATCGAGGCCGCGCTGCCGAGCGGGCTCTACCTCGAAGACGAGAACAACTACTCGGCGAAGGTCTTCACCCTCTGATCCCCAACGCAACGGAGACTCCCATGACTGCCATCGACACCCTCCCCACCACGACCATCCACATCACCGCCTTTGGTGAAGTCCTGGACGACACGCCGGGGGCCGAAAGGTTTCACACCTGCGCCCACATCGGCGAGGACGAGACCACCACCGAGCGCCACGACGCACTCGCCGCCCAACTCAAGCGCCTCGGCAAGCCCGCTGGCATCTCCTGGTCGCCTTCGACCGAGAGCGAGTGCTGCTTCTTCGCCGGAGCCGACTCGCTTGAGGAAGCGCAGGCCCTCGCCGCGGCGCTCAACGGCATCGCCCTCGATTCCTGATCACCCTCACCGCGAACCCCTACCCCGAACGGAGAATCCCCATGTCCAAGCCCAAGTTCCCCCGCAGCCTCCTCCCCACCCACGTCCGCAAGCAGATCCGCTGCGAGGCTTCAGCCATCGCGTACCTCGTCGCCGCAGGCGAGGACTCCCTGCACTCCTCTCTTGAGACCCGCACGAACGCTCAGGGGGAGGCTCGCAAGGGCTGGACCGTCAGCGCCCGCTGCACCCGCTGTGGGGGCTCAGGGTACGGCGGATGGCTCCAGGATGGCGGGCGCTGCTACGAGTGCCACGGTGCCGACACGCGCAACCGCACGCGCTTCCAGGACGTGGTGACGGTCGCCCGCAAGCTCAAGAGCGCCGCTGCCAAGCAGGTCAAGGTGGACTGGGAGACCGCTCAGGAGCGCGCCGCCGCCGACGTATGGCTCTCGGCTCGCCCGGAGCTTGCCGCCGTCCTCGCCCTTGGGGATGATCGCGGGAAGCGGCAGCAGGTGATCCTCCAGCAACTCTCGTGGAAGGCGCAGCGCGGGCCGCTCAGTGACGCGCAGGTT